ACGTTATTATTACTTCCACTTGTTAAACTAAATCCAGATGCGTTACCGACACCAATATTTGTACTGTTAACAGATGCATTTAGTGCATCATTTCCTATAGCGACTTGTTGATTATTATTACCATTCACTACTAAATTATCCGGTATTATAAAATTATTTTGATTTGCGGGAATACTCAAAGTTGTTACTGTAGATACGGTACTTGCACTTATTTCATGGGCAGTTCCATTAATAGCAGTTATATCCGATGAAGGAGGTACAGACCATATCATATTATTGCTACTATCTAGAGTTAATACTTCTCCAGTAGTTCCTGTCGTTGGATCTTGAAAAGTTTTTGTGGCAATTTTTAATTCTTCAACTGATACCGTTGGTTCTAATGATATTGTTATTGCACCCATTGGAGAGCTTAAGTCTATATTTCCATCAGTGTTTGTAATAGATGAAACACCACTCACACCACCTCCAGCTACGCAAGTATTCCAAGCAGTTGGAGTAATAAGTTTTATACCGTTTACATCAGTAAAAAGCGTATTGTAACTCATAATACAATACGTGGAGAAAAAATTTATACTAAAAGACTATATTTACTGATAAAACAAATCCATTTTTCGTGGAGGATGACGTCCCTCAGAAAATGATTGTCCCATGTGTTGCGGTGGATAAGGATATCTGGCTTGATCATAAACTCCTGTCATTCCATCACCTCCTAATGCATATCCACCTTTTCCTTTCAATGCCTTATAAATATCCAGTCCAGTTTTTACTCCTTTTGCGATTTCATCTCTATGTTTGTAAGCCCATTTTCCAGCATTTTTTACTCCCTTCCATACTTTACCGAAGAATGATTTGAATGAACCACCAGATAACCACATATTAGCATCAATTGCTTCCATATATTCGCGGTGAGAAATTGGTTCTTGATTCATAACGGTTTGAACGGCATCAGGAGAGAGAGATAGGAGATAATTGCGATATTCACTTCCATTATTCCTCTCGAGTACCGCGTTATTGACAGCAACAACATACATTGTAGTACCGGTAAAATTATCTGTAGTATCATTTTTGATATTAAGGGTAATCTGGAAAATGTAGCGGCCTGGACTACCATCGCTAATGTCTTCCCTTAAGCCTAAATCAATTTTTGGATCTAAGACAAGTATCGAACCACAGCCAAAAATTGGATTTCCACCATTCGCAACATGAAATGGATTTAATAATTTCTGTTGCCATACATCTCTATCTAATACTAAACCATTTCGATTAGATAATTCATAAAGTTGATTTTGAGAAGCACTTGATAATTGATTGCTTCCATTATCGAATTGACAATTTGATATACCTGTAATGTTGGCATATCTATCTGGTATGAAAGCACTTTTAGTAGCATCACTTTGACGAACGTATACTAAAATTTTGTATGAAACATTCGTTATTTGACAAACTGGACTTGTTAAAGTTCCACTTGCTCCAGCATTTAAAGCACCATTATCCTGACTGAAGATAGAATAATTATTGTAATGCGAAATAGAATTTCTTGGAATTTTAGCCATGTAATCTTGATTAGGTGTAATGTATAGTAAATCCAATGTTACACTCGATGGAAAAGTAGTAGTGACGCTATTTAATGTAATTCCAGGAGCAAGAGCAGCTGAAATCATACTATTAAAAATATTTGCTACCCACTGTATTTGTAATAATTCTCCATTAATAGCGAATAATGAACTATCTTCATGTCTTCCTATATTATTGAATGGAGATGCCAATGGTTCGTAAAGTTGACAAGTTATTGTAATATTTTGATTTGCACCGGTTGATACATTTGTAGATAATACTATATTGTTTGTTCTAGGTTTAAATACACCCCATCCCGTTGGACAAGAAGTGTAATCATTTAGTGGTGAAATATTTGTTCCTACAGCATTACTGTAATTACTGATGGCATCATATTGTGAATTATCATAGAAGTTAGCATTTTCTGTTTCCAAATTACATTTTGCTATTTCCGGAAGTATTTGGTTAAGATTTAGGGAATAAGATGCCTGATTTATTTGATGCGCAATATTAGCAATCGAATTATTAACTGGAAACTGACGAAATCCAAGCGCCGAGAAAATAGGATCAGTTGCTGTACCACTTACATTAAGATTAAAAACTATTGGGTGAGATTGATCGAAATTAATGCACATTCTTCGCGCTCTACATACATTTGTTGCTATATTGTTAAGATTGAAGGTACAATTTTGAGTAGAAAGACTTGCTGAAACAAGTGGTATGTATGCAACATTTTGAGCTCCTTCTTTGACAATAATATCTGCTTCGTCTGGGGACAACTGTGTCAATCTAGTATCACAAACTTTTACGTAAGACATATTATATATTATGAAAACATAATATTTTCACAATAATTAAAGAAAAACTATATTTTACCCAAATTTAACTAGATTCTTTTTAATAAATTGGAATTTTAAAGATGCAGTTTCATCAACACCCAATAGAAGAGGAAAAGTATTATCATATCTATCGACAAAATAAAGTTGTACAGAAAATTCATATAATGGAGTGTATTGATTAAAAGTAAAAGGTCTATACATATTATTAGGAGCATTATATATTTGTATTTTACTTCCCGCACCTAATTCTCCGGATAATTGAGATAAATCAGGTAAAAAGTCATACATAACATTAATATAACTTTGATTTTGATTTACGAAATTATTTCCATTTGGTGTAAGTTGAGAATTATTTAGAACTTGTTGATATGTTTGGTTGGTGAAAAAAATTTCAGAATTTACATTCATATTTGTTCCAATTACTATTCGTTTAAGGAAACTCCAATATCCATAGTTTGAATAATTTTGAGTTGTCGCTATAGTGCCATCTACAACATTTATACCATTGTAAGATTTTATTACCATGAGCAAATCATTACCATTTGGTAGACCAGTTCCAAGAGGATTAGTAATTTTAGGAAATCCTGACATAAATTCTTCAGACAACTTATTGCAATATACATTAATTCTTGGATTAACTGTCGATTGATCATAAAAAGTTTCTTCCGAATAAATTGTCAATAATTGAGTAGTAGCATCATAATTTATATAGGGTGGAGTCGCTGTTGAAATAGCACCTGTTCCTGGTTGAGCCTGTAGTGAATCTAAAGCACTTGCAAAAGCAGTATTCATAATATCGCACATTTGTTGAACTTGATACATAAAATAATAATCATTTGTGAAATCTTGAACTTTTGCAGGATATGACGTATACGGTATTACATAATTGTTTCTAGGTACATATATCCAAAACGTTTGTGCACCGGTTGCTATAACTGATCCATCAGCATTTACATATTCGAATGTCCAACTATATATTCCAGTATTTGCATCACCAGATGAATTTATAGGAGTTTGCACTAAAAATTGAATAAGTGGAACATTTCTCAGAGGTACACTAGCTCTATTGATACTACAAAACCATTCCGACGGATTTTCTAATATTGGTATATTATTCTGGGCAAGTATATTTCCAGGATACGATGCTGTATTAGGAGCATATATATTATCATTAAGAGAATTAGGATTAATTATAGTTAAGTTATAATATAATATTTCCGGTTCTTGGTTTTTTGAAGCATTTACAATTTGGTTGGAAAAACCCTGTCTACTGTATTCAAAAGCATTTTTTACACTCATTATAATACCTACTTATATAAAAAATAAAAAATTAAACTTTTCCCAATTCAGTAAAACAGTGTTCTGCTACAATAATATCAGGATTATTAATTCCTTTGTCTATAAAACACTGTTTTGCATATTCTTCTATGGTAAGATGACTATGTTGAAGTCTATAACTCGTATGACAACCACAGGTTTGTGATTTCTTACCCTGAAAACATATATAATTATAATAACAAGTTTTATCTTGTAATAGATAGTGTAAATATTTTCTTTCTTCATGTAACTCTTTTCTCTTCTGTTTAGTCAGATAATTTAATTCATCATCTACCATTTCACCGTATGGATCAAAAAAGTTATATCCTCTTGGTTGTTTAAATAAACAACACCAATGACCAAAGTGTGGATTTTTTACAAGATAGAGAATTATTACTTTATTGGTATCTCTAAATAAATCTTCTATTGTTTTGAAATTCAATAACTGATCGTAAGTATATATTTTCGCATTGGGATTAAGTATTTGCATTTGAGCTCCATTAAGTGGTGTATTTACCATTTCATTTATTTCTTCTTTTGTGTAATTCATATAATATAATCATCTAAATTAAAATTCTCAGATTATTATATTATGAGTGGAGGAAACGTCATTAATTATTCTAGACAAGTTGCAGATGAACAAGCACAACTGGAACAGGAAGAAGCAGAAAGAGAATACCAAAATGCTAAGAGAAATTTTTACTTAAATTCAAAAGGTGGTTTAATAGGTCACATTCCTGATAATTTATTGACAGCCAGCAAGAATGAAAATGATTTTCCTGATAAAACTTCAGCTATAATGGCCCTATTAAAATTTCCTAAAAGTAAATACATAATAGAAAATAAGGTTATTATATTTGGTACATACAATTTGAGATTACAACCATATTATGGTGATATTGATATGAGAAGTGATATTATAATAAATCTGCCAAAAGAAGAAGCTGTGAAATTTGTAGCCAAATGTTTTCAAGATGTTGTCAAACGTGTAGAAAAAACGAGAGGTGCTTTCTTCACTGATGCAAAAGCAGGAATATATGATGATGGTGAAGCAGTTCATTGGACAGCAAAAGAAGTTTTAAAAGGAAAACGAAATGGAAGCGTACCAGATTTTAACGGTCACTTAGGAGATAAAAATTTGTTAGATGCAATACTTGATAAATCTATTGTACGTGATCAAAATGTTCTTTTAAAAATTGATGCAGTAGTTCCATATTATGGAAAATATCTTGAATGTACTAATGTATACGATATTAAGTATATTGATGAAAATGGAAATACTATGGGATTAAATGTACCGATATTGTCAGAAAAAGAATCATTTAATACAATAATAAGAACACTATTGAAAGATACTCAAAAGCAGAGGCTGAAGAAAAAATATTTCAAAGTGATTAAGAGAATATATGCATTAACAAGATACTATAATGATATATCAACTATCAAGAAAATAGAACCATTATTAGTTTCAAATGTGTCGAAATTATCTACTATAAATAGTGATTTAGGAACTCTAGAATTACTAATAACTTTAAATAAAAAAATAAGTAAAACCCTCGTAAATAATGAATTAAACGTTATGATTGACAAGTTATCTAATATGTTAGATATAGATTTCGATTCAAGTTATGTCATAAAGACACTAGAAAATTTGTATCAGAATATAAGACAAGATGATAGAATGTTTTCTTTAGGCATATTAGAAGAAATAACAAATTATATACAAGATATTTGTAACAATG